CCCAGCACTTCCAACATCTGTCTGTGTAAAACAGGCATGTTGTATAGCTGAGGTGAAGTTTGTGCCAGTTGTAAAACCGCTTGATACTGAACAATCTTCTGCGCCATAGTAGACGCATTAGGATCGCTCACTGGAATTACTTCTACATAGTCATAGTCAGACTGTTTGGCCAGACGACTACCTTGGATAGGATCGTAATCATAGTCATCAGGCGTATCGTCGCGAATAATTTCTTTGAGCAGTTGCAGCTCTTGTTTCATCGCATAGTGAATACGCGCTTGAATGGCAGACATGATCTTTAATGTGCGCTCAAGCATGGCCAGTGTTGTACCGACAGGAGCCTGAGAAGACATATCGCTTATCTGTAAATCTGCTGCATTTGCAAATCTACGGCCATCTTCAACAATCTGATTTAAGAGTGCGAGCAAAGTTTGACTTGGCTCTTTGTACGGCAGCGTCATCAAGTTATCTTTGATGGTGCCACTTGGTACATCTACGTCGCGGAATTCACCTGGAGCAATAGGAGTGTCATCTCCTTTTACCCTCAAGCCGCGAGCTTTAAATCCACCGGGTAAGTTTGAAAGTGAACCAGCGTCCACAAGCTGACGCAGTAAAGAAGTGCCAGACTTTGCAAACGCACCGACCAAATGGATCAAACCAAATGCATAAAAGCCAAAGCCAGGAATGTAAGGGTAATGGACAAAGTGATCGCGCTTCTTACAGTGAGAGTCTTCTTCTTTCCAGTTGCGGCGGATAGCTAATGTCTTGCCGCTTGATTTATCTATGGTAACTATATAGGGAATAGCAATTCCTGTAGGCTCTCCATCTTCATCTTTATGTTCAAAACCTTTTAAATCAAGGTCAACATTCATCTCTAAAATCTTATGGCGATCATCTGTTGTTGCTCTAAACCCAAGCTTTTCAGCAATCTTCTTTTCTACTTCATCAAGTGTTGTATCTGGTTCGCCAAGATCAATATCAGCCCAGAAACCTGATACTTGCAATCTGCGCACTTCATTCTCTGTTTTGCGCATAATGTGCGTAGTACGAGGAGAAGATTGCAAATTAGAAGCGCCATAAGGAACAACGAAATCTTCTGCCGGCACAAACATAGATACCTGTCGGCCAAGGTGAGGATCGTAGTAAACCTTTTTGAAAGCATTGCCAGCTAAACCCAAGCCCCATAACATTCTTTCATGTTCAGTTCTATATTCAGTCATCACATCTGTGAGCTGGTAATTCATATCATCTTGCACGCGCGCAGCAGCCGCTTTCTTCTCCGGCGTTTCTCTACCAATGATCTGAGTCTTTACCGGCCCCGATGCAGGAAACGTAGACATCATTGTTTCTGATTGAAATTTAACCAGCGCCTCAGACAGTAGTGGGTGATACACACCACAAGCACCCTCCCACGGCTCAGATCTGTTTTCAATTTTTAAGCCAAGTAATTCCAAGCCATCTACATATGTTTGCATCCAGTCTTTTCTAGATGCTAAGTCTTCTTCAAAATCAGAAATTAACTCACTGGCTAAGCTGGACAGCACATCGTCATCGATCAGCTCGGCCAAGTTTTCATTGAATCCCTCGGTCATCGAAATTTCTTGTTCATCTTCTCCCGTATCAAGTTCCATAGGATCAGATATTTCAATCTCAATTGACGAAATGCCAGTGATTCCTTGTGGAGCTTCATACAGTGATTTATCGATACTCATGGTTTTTCCTTAAATAATTTTCCAACTACCGTTGCTGTAATTGTCGGGCATTTTGATTGCGCCACCTTTGGCAAGTTTCAATGGGTTCAACATATTTATCTCTTCTCCTGCGCCAGGGCGACGTCCGCCCAAGCCTGTGCTGGAACCTCTAATTGGCTTTTGTCCCAAGCCACCTTCAAGAACTTCGGTAATTGCAGTGCCAAAATGAACGCCTCTACCTATATCTCCAACAGGGCTTTCACTTCTATAAATCTCAACGGGATGTAAACCTACGCTTGGCTTTGTTGTGAATGGCACCTTTGCAACTACAGAGCCAGCTTTTTTTGGCCCATAGTCTTCTAATAGTTTGATTTGTGCATTGCCCGTTGGCTTCCCATCTAAACCTAATTCTGGAAGAAGTTGTGTAGATACATCTGGATTTTGCAACCATCCAGCTAATGCTGCCGTAGATGGTCTATCCATATATACAGTCTTTCCTGATTTTGGCTGAACACCGGTAGATGTATCTCTGTGGTTTTCGCCGCTTCTATTTCTTATGGTTTGACCTTCTGGCAGATGCGCATATGTTGAGCCACGTTCTGTTTTGAACAAATATTCAGCATCAGGCATATCATAAAAAGCATCGTAGTCAGCCATATCAATCCTTAATAATATGAATAAGATTTTTTGCGACTGATGAAATCTTCTCTATCATCAGTATCCAGCCTGAGAAATCCGCCCTGCCGAAAACGAATCAGCGCCTGTGTGGTCGAGTCCACATAGTCATCGTGTGATCCATTAGGAAATACAGCTATCTCTTCTATCACTTCATCGGCCTGTCTAGTATCCGGAGCCCATACTTTACCCGAGTTAAACAAATCAGTCACGGCATTTAATCTGACAAACTTATCGTTACCCCTGCTCGGCGTGAACTCACTTACCGGAATACCCATCTGTCTAAGCTCCATTATCAACGGCAAACCAGAAGCTTTTGCTTCCACAATAAATGCATCAGGCTCCCATTCCAAATACATCCTATGCGCCATTTGCTTTAACTCTGGAAACTCCATCCGCTTTTTAAACGCATCCAGCAAAATTACATTCACATCATTTGGGTTTTCATCCATATAGAAAACACCCCAAGTCGTACAAGCCGAGTAGTCATTCCTCTCGCCTTTTGTAAATGCAGTATCCCAGCTCTGAATAATAAACTCACAAGGCGGCGGTCTGTCTGCTTTCCATCTCTTCCACCACTCCCTTTTAACAATTGCACCCTCTTCACCAGTCGGGCTCTGCTGATACTGAGCATTCCACTTAGACGCCGGCAGTTCTTCTTTAAGAGCCTCAAGTTCTTCTAGCGACCAAAATTCTGGCCATAAGGGATTTCCACTAGGCAATATCGCAGGCAGTTCAATGACTTCCCAGTCCTCACCCTTTTCCCGTTTCATTGCATCTTTTACAACCCGACCAGTCAAATCACTTTGACCCCATCTGGTCATAACAATAACAATCGCCCCACCTGGCTGTAAACGCTGCCGTGGTCCAGAGGTGTACCACTCATATACTTTGTCGTAAATTTCTGGGTTGCCAGCCGCCATCGCAGCTTCTTGCTCAGAATGCGGGTCATCAATAATCAATAGATCCGCACCCTTACCAGTTACAGTTCCCCCAACGCCAATAGCAAAATACTCACCCTCTTTATTAGTAGCCCATCTTCCAGCGGCCTTACTATCCTGTCTCAAGCTAACATCTGGAAACACCGTCGAGTACTGCTCCGATCCCACCAAGTTCCTGACCTTTCGTCCAAAGCCAACAGCAAGATCCGCCGTGTTCGATGTCTGAATCACCTTCTTATTAGGAAACCTACCCAGAAACCAACTCGGCAATAAGTAAGACGCAAACTCTGATTTCGTATGACGCGGAGCCATATTTATAATCAATCTTTTGATCGTCCCATCTGCTATTCCCTCGAATTTTTTTGCCACCAGGGCATGGTGTCTACCACCCACAAACCCCGGCCACATCATCCTTACATAAGCCATAAAGTTTTTCTGCGCCCGCTCTCTATCTATGGCCGCCTTATATATAGACACCTGCTCCAATAATTTCTGCTGCTCATTCTCAGGCAATAACGCCAGCATCTCCGCAATCTTACTCATTCCAATGTCCTGAAATTTATATACACCGGCCTAATCGTCCTATGCATCCCCTCAACCCTCTTCAACACCCCAAGCCTAACAAGCCTATCCACAATCTTCTTTGTATTCGCTAACCCCATCTTCCCCCTCTGCTCCGCAATAATCTGTAACGTAGGACTATGCCCATACATCTTCCAGTACTCATCCACTATCCTAAATATTTCCTGTTGCGCCGGACTCATAATCTTTTCCATGCATTCTTCATAACTCATTTCTACCTGTTTCTTTACCATCTCTTTATTAATTAATACCTTACGAGCTAACACTTCCATTCTCATTTCCTATTCTTATCAAAAAGATATATAACGGTTATAGTTCGCGTGCTAAAAGTTCCAAAAATATATACCCCGTGTAATTCTATAGGATTCGATAAGGGGGGTGTTTCCATAATTATCGCGCGTTATAGCTGTCGGGATTTTTGGTGGGGGTACCCTCATTTTCTGGGGATTGATTGAGTGGAATAGTATGTGATGCAGACTGGGACTCCTCATCCATATAGTCGGGGGTGGGGGTGTCGGTGGGGTCGTCTGGCGCCACTTCGTCAAGGGTGGGCGTCAATTCCTGCAATAACTCAGCCGCGTCTATCTCGATAGCATCTGTCGCGCCACTCTTCATCATGTCGCGTAGCTGTTGCATGATCTGATCGCGTGCTGTAGCACTGCTTGTTATGACGCGCGTCTCTTTTCGTTCGGTGAATGCCGCTACTTCGGTGACAGTGCCAAGCACGCGAGCCGCGCTGATCTTTACGGAGTGTTTAGCATCAGGATCTATCACCACTTCGACCAGCGATTGAATGACTAAATTCCTTAATTGTGCGGCTGTGCGATGTTTAGCCCGTTCATTACTAAGCTTTATATATTCGATCTCTCGCTGAATTCTCGCGTCGCGTGCTAACTCATATGGCTTACTGGCTAGAGTGCGCTTTGTAGCTGTCGGTTTATATGCACGCCGATAACTTTCAGCCTTAGATTCTCCAGCCGCGACTTCTGCCGCAAATCTTTTCATTTTAGGGGTTAACTCGCCTGAAACGCCTAGTATTCTATCTACTGGCACTTGCTCTAGTCCTTCCCTTATTTGTTTACGACTTAACCCCATAGACTGCCCCGCTTCGCTGTTAACAATGCCGCGCATAATAGGGGAAAAAGTAGAGAAAATCAAGCCGCGCTGTATATTTAACCAGGCTGTAATTAAAACCATGAGGGTTTTCATATGTCCTGGCTGTCACCTATGTGACTGACAAGCCCTCCGCGATATGGAGAATATAGGTTGTGCAACACGAAAAGCACACACAGCAAACCATCAACTAAAGGGGAAATTATGAGAGAAATTCTGAATATTGGTAGCACGCCACACGGCGAGCCATGCGCTAGTGTTGGCGAAGATAACTATTCGAGCCGCGCGCGCGTTGAATGTAATGCTTTCCGCGAGCAAATCAGGAAGCATTATCCAGAGCCCGACAATGGCTATTTATCCGT